GTAGCATCAACGATGCGCTGTCGCTGATTTTAGATAACTAACTTGAGGTAAATTATCATGGCACAGCCAACCAACACTTTTGACAGCTATGATGCTGTCGGTATCCGCGAAGATCTGGAAGACATCATCTATGATGTAAGTCCAGAAGAAACGCCTTTTTATTCAGCCTGCGCGAAAGTAAAGGCAACCAACACGTTCCATGAGTGGCAAACGGACTCGTTGCGTAGTTCTGCCGCAAACGCCAACGTGGAAGGAAATGAAATTACCGCTGAAGCAAGATCTGCGACAAGTAGGCTAGGAAATTATACCCAGATATTTGTCAACGCAGTAAGCGTTCCAGATACAGATGATGGTTTGAACAAGGCGGGACGCGCAAAAGAGATTGCGTACCAGACGCTTAAAATCGCTAAAGAGCAAAAGCTCGATATCGAAAAAGCATTGTTCGACAACAACGCTCGTGTAGCAGGTAACTCTACTACTGCGCGTGAATTGGCGGGTGCGCCTACTTGGTTGATCACCAACACTGTGTTTGGTGCAAACGAAGGTGCGGACGCTACTGGTGACGGCACAGACGCTCGTACAGACGAGACTACCGCACTGACAGCGTTCGATCAGGCTAAGTTTGACTCAGCCATGCAAAGTATCTGGGAACAGGGCGGCAAGCCAGACGTTGTTTACTTGTCAGCGTTCCAGATGAACAAAGCTCTGGGCTTCACTGGAAACAACAATGCTCGCGCCACTATCGGTGCTTCTGTTGGCGGTACAAACGCTGTGGTTCAAGCGGTTGATGTCTATGTCACGCCGTGGGGAACAGTCGAATTTTCTCCAGTCAGGGAAAATCGCTCGCGTGACGTATTCATCATGCAGAACGACATGTGGGCTGTTGGCGTATTACGTCCAACTAAGAACACTGCGTTGGCCAAAACTGCTGATGCAACACGCCGATCTGTAATCACAGAACTGACATTGATCTGTAAAAATGAAAAGGCATCTGGTGGAGTGTTCGACAACACTACAAGCTAGTTTGCTTAACCAAGGAAGGGGCTACGGCCCCTTTCTGCTTTGGGAGATAGACAATGGCTAAATATAAAGTCGTAGTATCAACACTATTTTTGGCAGGTCAGAAGTACCGCCGTGGCGACATTGTTGAATGCGCTAACCCAGAATTGCATGGAACCCGACTGGAGCCAGTTGTGGAGCCAAAGGTAGAAGAGAAGCCGAAACCTGCTCGTAAGCCACGGGCTAAGAAGGCGGAATGAAAACAGGCGAAAAGATTCTGTATGACCACACTGAAGACAAGGTGGTAATCCAGAAGACTCATGACGTTACCCCTGAGATGCATCGCGCACAGATGTTGCGTGACGCAGGCGCAGGCCAGAAGGGCGAGCATCGGCTCGTAGGAACAATTCCACTGAACCTCATTGCAGAGTGGTGTAAAGAAGCAGGCGTAAAGTGGAATGACACACAAGCCCGGCAGGAAGTTGTAAAGCGCAAGATCCTGTCTGGAGACTTTGACAAGTTCAGGGTTTGGAAGGGAACGTATTGAAGTGGATAGGCGGACTGCGGCTTCTGCTCATAAGCGGATTGATGATCTGGAGAAACAACTCGTGAAACATGAGGCTGTATCTACAGAGCGTTGGACAGAAACAATTTTACGAATCAAAAGGATTGAGGCGATCATGATCGGGACAGCCGGTGCTACCATCATGCTCCTGATCACCCTGTTAACCAAAACGGGATAGAGAGCCATGATATTTGAGGCCATAGCCGCTATTAAGATTGCCAACGAGGCGATCGGCGCGATCAAGGAATTTGCGGGCCACGTTTCTTCTGTAGGAGAGATGGGNAAAGATTTAACGAAATTGGCAGACGCCAAGGACGATATCGAGAAGGCGGCTAAGGACGGCGACATGGAAGCGTTCTGGGCTTTAGAAGATATTAAGCGGCACGAGGCNGAGGTAAAGCAACAGTTCATCTACGCAGGACGCGCAGGGCTGTGGGACGATTACTGTAAGTTCATAGCAAACCGCAAGCAACTGCGTGAGAACGAGCGGAAACGTGCAGAAGCTAAAAAACTGGCTCGTAAAAAAGCCGTACAGAATGGATTCCTGTATGTGGCTGTTGGCATTGCTGTCCTCGGTGTTGTGGGCGGGGCCGTGGCCTTACTACTGTGGNTTATTAGCCTTAAAGGTACTTAGAGATGGCTATCGTATACCGTGGTGAAAAATTCAGCGGCTACAACAAGCCCAAGAGAACGCCGGGAGCATCNAAGAAGTTTGCGGTGCTAGCCAAAGAAGGCGAGACGATCCGACTCATTCGATTCGGTGATCCNAATATGAAGATCAAAAAATCAAACCCAGAGCGCAGAAAATCTTTTAGAGCGCGGCATCGCTGTGACAGCAGTCCGCCGTCAAAACTAACGGCCAGATACTGGTCATGCAAGAAGTGGTGAAAACTATGGCTAAGAAAGCATATGGCAAGAAGATGTCACAGAACAGTAAGGCGCAGAAAGGGTTCACGCCATGCAGTCGTTGCCCCAACCCTAGATCATGCGCGGCGGCAGGTGGCGGCAAAGGAATGTGCCTTGCACAAGCAATGTCATGAGCCTGTACGCGAACATCCACAAGAAACGGAAACGCATCAAGGCAGGCTCGAAAGAGAAGATGCGGAAGCCGGGGACTAAAGGCGCTCCAACTGATGCGGCATTTGCTAAGGCAAAGAAGACTGCCAAGAAGCCAAAGAAAAGGACAGCCAAATCATGACAGAATCTGAAGCAAACAAGTATGACCTGAATGGCGATGGAGTGATTGACGCTGAAGAGCGCAAGATCATGCTTGAGGACATGCGTAGAAAAATGGAGGATTCCGATCAACAGCGTGACGCTATTAGGTCTATGGCGTGGTTCTCGCTGTTCGGTCTTTTGTTATATCCACTAGGGATCTTTTGTGCTGACATGTTTGGCATGGATAAAGCGGCAACACTAATCGCTGACATCGCGCCTACTTATTTCGCCTCAATCGCTGTGCTTGTCAGTTCATTCTTTCTTGGGGACGCTGTCGCTAAGAAGAGAAAGGCCGAGTAATGAAGACCTGTCTGTATAGCTTCACACGAGGGCTGTACGAGACCGAATGCGGCAGTAAGACTGTCGCCAGACCAGTACAGCGGTGTGATCGCTGTGGACGCAAACCAGAGGAGGTTGAGCGTGTTACAGATGTTGCTAGGCCCGGCAATGGAGTTGGGCAAGGACTTCCTGAAAGGAAAGGCTGAAGAGAAGAAAGCGATTCAACAGCGTAAGATCACTGCGATCAACAATGACGCTGACTGGGAATCCAAGATGGCTGACGCTTCAGCAAACTCATGGAAAGATGAATACCTCACTATCGTCCTGACGCTCCCCATCATCGCTGTCGGCTACGCTGTGGTCACTGGCGATAACTCAGTAATTGATCGTCTAGATCAAGGGTTTTTGGCTCTGGAAAAGACCCCTGAGTGGTATCAGTATTTATTATTCCTTGCCTGTAGCTCGGCCTTTGCCGTCAAGGGCGCGGACAAAATTATGAGCTTGAGGAAGAAGAAATGAATTTAGAGCAACTGCGTTTAGAAATCGAGGCTGATGAGGGCGTCAAGTATGAGGTCTACCTCGATCATCTAGGACTCCCAACGTGCGGTATCGGCCACTTGGTTGTGGAGGGTGATGAAGAGTACGGCGCTGAGGTTGGCACACCCGTCTCAGAAGAGCGTGTAGCAGAGCTTTTCGAGTCAGATGTACAAGTCACCATTGATGAGTGCGAACGTCTTTACAGCGGCTTCTCAGAGCTTCCTGAAGAAGTTCAGCACATCCTAGCCAACATGATGTTCAACATGGGGCGTCCACGACTGTCAGGCTTCAAGAAGTTCAACGCGGCTGTAGAGGCAGGTGAGTGGCAGGAGGCCAGTGAAGAGATGATCGACAGCCGTTGGTATCGTCAGGTGACCAATCGTGCCGAGCGTCTCGTAAAAAGAATGCAAGCAGTTTAAACATCAACTGTTGCACAGCTAAACATAATATGTTGTAATCCTCCCGTTGTTTACCAATGGGAGAATGCAATGAAAAATCAAACAACACTTTTAGGCCGCATCTGGTCTGATCTATCTAACGTCAATGTCAACGATCACATTGAGAAGAAGGGGCAATTGTCCTACCTCTCATGGACTTGGGCATGGTCAAAACTCAAGTCTGCTTATCCTGAGACGTACATCAGTTTTAAGAACGTGCGCCACAAGAACGACTCGATGACTGTCGAATGCTTTATCAATATCCATGATGGTGAAGAGGTATGCTCTGGCTACGGTTGGTTGCCTGTTATGGATAATCGCAANAGGGCGGTCATTGATCCTGACGCTAGAGCGATNTCAGATGCTCGTATGAGGTGTCTTGTAAAAACGATTGCCATGACCACAGGATTAGGGCTGTACATATACGCAGGCGAGGATATCCCGCAGGCCGAGAAAGACGCGCTAAATCAGCCGATCGACAAGGCTCAGGCTCAACGCCTCAATGAAATGTTGGACTACTCAGGAACCGACATACAAAAGTTCCTAGCGCACTATCGGATCAGTTCTGTGTCCGAGCTACCACAATCGCATCATGAGCAGGCGTATAACGCGCTGTCGCA